AAGGGTGTAGCTATCTCTGAGGCACTCAACGGTGCTGCAGCCGGTTCCGGCTCTACAGGTTTAGGTGGTCAGACTTTTGAAAATGACCCTACTGATAAGAAGTATGGTTTCTATGTCGATTTGGGTGCTGCTAAGCCTATTGTGGCCGCTACCTCCGCAAGTCAGGGTGCTGCTCGTGCAGAGGGCTTCCTAAATGCAATCGGTATGGCCTATAAGGATTATGAGCCTGAGTATTTCTACTTGGTTACTTCTCCTGAAGTCATGGCGTCGCTTCGCTCTGCCAACTTGGTGGATCAAGACCGTGTACAAGATGGCAACATCATGTTCAACACCTTGTTTAATGGTAAACTCCGTCTTATTCAGACTCGTGCCACACAGAGTATGTCTGCAACCGAATTGACTAAGTTGAACACAGGCCCAGGCGTGGACATCGTTGGTTCTAAGACTTCGTTCATTGTTCTGCCAGGTGCAGTTGCAATGGAGAATATCCCAATTGATGAAGATGTAGAAATTGAGCGTAAAGCGGCTGCCTTTAAAGGCGGCGGTACTACTTCTATCTGGTATCGTTGGGGCTATGTTCTGATGCCCGCTGGTTACAACTGGCAGGGTACTGAAGATGATTTCCCAGCTGATCCTTCTTACAAGTATGTTGTTGAAAGTACAACTCCGAAGGCTCTGACTACTGCTGCATCTGGCTTGGCATCTACTGTAGGCACTTGGCAGCGTAAAGCTCATTCTGCTCTCAGTCTTGGCATCTTGCCAGTCTTCCACTCTTAAGTTTCGAGGGGACACTTATGGCGCTTATTAAAGGAGTGAACTCACACGGATCGCTTGAAGAAGCCGATACCTATTTTGAGGATAGACTCGATGCAGCTGCTTATATTGATGCTACGCCTGAATTAAGGTCACAAGCATTAATAACTGCAACAGCCATTCTTGAGGATGAGCCTTGGGGTGGTGTTGCTATAAGTGATTCCCAAGACCTAACCCATCCAAGAACAGGTGAGTATTTCGAGCCTAGACTTGGTAGCATGACACAGTTAAACTCTGTCCACGCAGTTAAAAGATTGCATGTGGCAGAGTTCGAGCTTGCTTATCATTTTCTTAATAACGATGGTCTTCTAGATAATATTGGAAACGTAGATTCAATATCTATTGGTGGAATTAATCTCACTGATATACGTTCCTCATCTACTATACCTGCAACTGTTAAGAGACAGATTAAGCCTTTACTGTTGCGCGGGACAAATATATGGTGGAGGGCTAATTAATGAGTTATAAAAACCTCATCAACAAGAGCCTCTCCACTGCATTTAAACTCGTGAAAGACTTGGCTGAAGATGGCACTCTAGTAAAAGTTACTTCTAATGCGTTTGATTTTAACGCAAGTGCTGCAACAACTACTGATGCTGTACCAATTACTGTTAAGGTTATCCCTCTGGAATCGACTAAAAGGTCTGATGACAGGAAAGTAATCACTCACAGTTTATTGTTTAGGGCCTCAGAGATAACAGCCATTAATAAAGGTGATAAAATTACCTTAGCAACAGCTACTTACACTATTAACAACGTAATTAGGTCGGATCGGTTTATGTTTTATGTCGATGCGTCTAAGGAGGGCTAATGGGTAAGTATGAAAGACTTTCATCAGATATTTTTTCAATTTTTGGTTCTAGTGATTGGGTCAACGAAGGTGTAAGAATCTTCCCTCAAGATTATACTAAAACCTCCAGTGAAGAAGAATTTCTGAGAGCAAACATCGTGCCTAGTGGTAAAGGTCTAAATCGCAATTCTGTAGCTGGAGTCGTGATTGTTGATATATTCTTTGTACATGGCAGTGGACCTAAAAGAGGCTTTCAACTAGCAGACGTTCTTGATAAATTTTTAGTGAATAAGAGTCGCTCAACTATAGCAGGACAAACTGTACAATTTACAGACAGTTCAGTGCAGGGCTTTGGCCAAGACTCTCAAAATCCTAATCTTTCAAGAATGCAATACACAGTACCTTTTAATTTCTTTGGAGTTTTATAAACATGGCGCAAATTACCTCAATTGGAGCTGGTCTTTTTACAGACATTTCCATAGCCGCCCCCTCAACTGACCTCTCAGCTTCAGCTCTAGCTGCTCTTGACACAGCAGCTGAGTTTCAGGCGCTGTTCGGTGCAGAGACCACTTCAGCTGGTGGCACAAAGGGCGTAGCTACTTTCGTACGTATTACTAATGTACGAGAGTTTCCGTCTATTGGTACACCACCAAACATCGTAAACGTGCCGGTTTACGGTTCCAAAACATCTCAACAGATTCAGGGGCAATCAGATGCACCTACTATCGAGTTGACACTCAACTATGTTCCTTCTGAGTGGGCTGCTGATACTATCCTTGGCGATATGGTTGGTGACGGTATTCAACGCGTATTGAGATTTACAATCTTGAATGCAGAGCCTGATAGTTACGAAACTGGCGCTGCTGGTATTGGTAGCGTTCAGAATAGCCAATTCTACTGGGTTGGTAAAGTTGAAGCTCTGTTGGTCAGTCCTTCTTTGACTGACTCTAACACTTCAACTGTTACTATCTCAGTTCAATCTGCATTCTTTGGGGCGTATACTGAGTAATTAAATGGGCTGCCTTCGGGTAGCCCAATTTTAAGGAATACAACTAATGAATGAGCCAAAGTTTGACAGAAAGTTTGTCATGAACGCAACTTCGCGGCGTATGCTCAATAATATTAATTTTAGCATAGCTAAGACTGTTCGTAAGATTAAGCTCTTCGAAAATAGTCAAGATAAATCTCTTGAAATTCTCATGACACTTTCTGAGCTGCAGGAGCTAAAAGCTGCTGTTGAAAAAATTCTTAAAAATAACCCATATGAGGTAATACAAAATGACGATGACATTTAAAGAACTGGTAAATAAATCAGTAACTAAGAAAGTAAAATTCATGACTGATGAAGTCGAGATATCAAAGCTTTCTGTAGCTTCTGTTAAACGCATTCAGAAACTAGCCACATCTATTGATCGTGAGACAGGTGACGGCGGTTTGGAGCTTATGATTGATGTTGTAAAGACATCCGTCCCAGAAGCCCTTACGATGAGCGATGACGATTTTGCTGAAATGCCTTTCGATGAGTTGAAGAGCCTTTCTGACATGATCATGGAATTCTCTGGCATGAAAGAAGCGGGAAACGTAAGCTAGCAGATGAAGAGATAGTTGATAGAGAACTTATGCTTATGCTAGGTATGGTCTCAAAGGCTCAACTAGAAGCTCTCTCATTTGAGGAATACAACACATGGCTAGCTTTCTTCGACCAGAGACCAATTGGTTGGCGGGATGATCTACGTTTTAGTCAATTGCTTAAAGCCTTTGGTGACAAACGTAAACCTACTGAAATGTTCAGTTCTATCAAAGCTGTAATGGATGGCATAGAAACTAAGAACAATATGAACCTGAGAAATTCGTTCATATTTCAGAAAGTATTATCCGCTAAGGGAGGGGAGAAGTTAGATATACTGGAGACTTTATGATTAAGATCCAGGTAAAGGGTATTAAAGAGACTCAGCAGATGATCAAGAAGAAATTCAATGGTGAATCTGCTTTGGGCTTTGATGCTCAAAATATTAAAATGCTTAATGCTCTAAAGGCAAATACACCTATTGATACTGGAGAAGCCCAAAGTGGGTGGCAGATAGTAAAAGTTGGTAAAGATAAGTCTGAAATCATTAACAAAGTTGAATACATCCAGAGACTAAATCAGGGGCACTCTAGACAAGCCTCTGCTTATTTTGTGGAATCAACAGCTATAAAGTTCGGTAAGCCTCAGGGCAACATCGTTACAACAATACCCAGTGCCTAATGGTGCTGGGTATTATTTTGAGGATCAGGTATGGCTATATTAATTGAGAGTCGTTCCGATTCCAGACTAGCTCGTGAAGACCTATCTAAATTAAATAAGTCTGTCGAAAGTATCAAGGGCAGCGTAGATAAGACAACTGAAAGCTTTAAGAGCATGACCAATACAATAACCAACGTCTTAGGTGGCGTGGCTTTTGTTAGTGTTCTTGCTAAGCAATCAGATGAGCTTACAAGTTATCGGAATAAGTTAAAGGTAGTGTCCGATTCGCAGGAAGAGTTCTTGAAATCTTTCAGTGAATTGAGAAAAATTGCATTCAGGTCTGCTAGTGGCCTTAATTCAGTTACAAGCTTGTATAGTCGATTGGCTTTGGGTAGCAAGCGTTTAGGTGCTAGCCAAAAAGACTTATTGAAAATCACTGAAGCAGTAGGTAAGTCACTTAAACTAGCGGGTGCATCAACACAAGAAGCAAACTCCGCTTTGATTCAGTTCGGGCAGGCTATTGCTTCTGGGCGACTTGCAGGTGACGAGCTGAGATCAATCCTAGAGAACGCGCCTACGCTTGCTCTCACCATTGCCGACTCCATAGGGGTGTCGATAGGGGAGCTCCGAAAAATGGGCGAGGCGGGCTCTCTGACTGCTACTCGTGTGCTCCGAGGGGTATTGGAGGGCGCAGATGAAATTGACAGACGCTTTGCGCTTTTCGGGACGACCTATGGTAGCGCATTTACTAGGCTAGGGCTAGCTCTAGGCCAAGTGTTCAACAATGCTAAAGAGCAGATTTTTGGTACTAGAAACACAATAGCTGAGTTTATCAGCAGTACCGCAAAGCGAATACAGGATTTTGCCGATAATATAGGTTTCTATATTTATAATGTACAAATAGCTATAAATCAAACAACAGTACGGATTCTAAAATTGTTTGATGTGACGGCTGAAGGCTTCAAGGCCTTACTCTTTCAAATGAGTATAGCTGGTCTTACAATAGGCTTCTTGGTCTTTAACGCAGCGACCAGTGTAATAGCTATGATACCAGGCTTGTTGGCCATAGGTGTTGCTGCTGTTAAAAGCCTTTACACAAAGCTGGAAACCTATTTTAAAGGCTTCTCATTTAAATTTGATTTCACAGAATTCTTCTTTGGCTCAGTGAATACAGTGGGCAGTGGCCTCTCTAGGTTTATTAATAGTGTCTTTGCGCGCATCAAGCAAATCAAGGTAATGGATTATTTCCCAGGTCTTGCTACTGGCTTAGCTTATATTAAAGAATGGGCATTAAAAGTAAACTATTGGTTTTGGTTTATCTTTGATAAAGCTGTTGGTCGTTCCTGGATACCAGATCTTGTAATATCCGTCACAACCTGGTTAGCAAAACTTTTGGGGCCAGCCCTTGGTTTCGTAAGAGCGTTTGCAACTCAAGCTAACTCTCTATTTGCGGGTATCGTTAAAGGCACCGTAGGTTTATTTGCCATTAAAGGTATTCTTGAATACAGAAAGGTCTTGTTCAGCATTGTTGCAGTATTGGGTACAATTGTAGGTCTCGCTGGGGCTATATCTTTTCAAAGTGCAAGAGCAAAATTCGCCACTGGAAAAACTGACACATCTAAATCTATCGGGCCACCAGAAGAAGTTTCGCTGCTAAGACGCATCTTGGATTCAATCCTTAATCTCGGCGATATAATTAATAAGCGTGTGCGAAGTTTGTTTTCTAGTGAGGCGCCTCGTGCAGATGGCGTAGTAGGCCCAGGGGTCGAAAATACACTAGCAATGAAGACTGTTGGTGTTTTCCGCAACTTTGCTAACTCATTTGGCACTCTGCTTAGTAATTCAGTAGCAACGAAACAGAATGCAATAGCTACAAGTATTGCAGGAGTTTTGTTAATAGCAACGCTGAAGTCATCAAGTGGACTTAAGTTCCTATTCACATCTATTATTGGTAGTGTCTGGACTAGTATTGTCAGCAGTACTGACCCTATAGGTCAAAGGATTGGTAAAGGTTTCTCCAATTTTGTGCAAAAGAGTTTGGATATATTACTTGGTAGTAATGTTTTCGAAGACTTCAAGAGAGCAGCGATTGGGCTAGGTGTTGCACTGACACTATTTAGCGGTTCATTTAGAGGGGCCGTCGGTGGTACCCTGCTAGGTGTTGCTAAAGCACCTGCACAATTTGCACAGAATGGTTTTCAACGTCTTGAGATGTTGAATCTAGAAAGATTAGCAAATGCTACTCAAAGACAAATGCTGACTACTCAAAAAGATCTAGGTGCCCAACTAAGGCGGTTAGGAGCACAGCGTGAAATTACAGCGACGACCCGAGTCCCTCTGACTAGTAAGGACAGGTTTGGTGCAACGACCAGAGACTGGGGAATCAACAACAAAGCGCTAAGCGACATAGATGGTCAAATTGAAAAGCTAACTAGGATAAATAAAGATTCTACTGACTCTCTAACAAAGTCAAGAGACTCTCTAAGAAATGCAGCCAACACTATTAGGCAGGGCTTAGATAATTCAGCTGCTTTAGCAAGACAAGCTTTTACAAACTTTGCCGTGGGTTTAGGTGGTGTCTTAGGCGGTATAGCTGGCTTTCAATTTGGCCGCAATATTGCTGAGGGTATTAATGCAGAGCGCAAGGCAGCAGGCCAAGAGCTCCTTTCTGAAGCACAAGAGTGGGGTTTAATGGCTGGTACTGCCTTCGTTGGCCAAGCCCTTGGTGCATTTGGAGGCGCAGCCGCTGCTAGGTTTACTCTGCTTCTTGCAGGCGCTATGCTGGCAGCAATACCTGCCATTGGTGCTGCGATAATAGGTGTTCTTACTCTCCCTGTCATTGGGCCTATCTTGCTTGCTATTGCTGCTGTTTCTGGCTTATATCGTGTTTTGAAACTTGCCTTTACCGAAGGTGGTAAAGAGTTCTTTGCAGGCCTTAGAGACGCTTTTATAGAAGGTGCCACAGCATTTGCGGATGCAATTAAAGGAAAAGCCAGCGGAGTATTAAATGGTGGCCCTATTGATCGAATAATGGGTGCAGTTGAAATAGTAGAACAAAGTTCTGGTTATTTGTTTGATAAGGCAAAACCACTAATCTCTGACACAACCCTTAAAGAGCTGGTAGATACCATTCTATTGAAAATTACTGGTGCCTTGAAAGGGAAACAGGCGTCTACTGAAGGATTTGCTTCAGGTGGCTCAATTTCTGGACCTGGTTCCGGTACATCCGACTCTATCTTAGCTAGACTTTCTAATGGTGAGTATGTTATTAATGCTGCTTCTACCAAGAAGTATCGACCATTGATTGAAGCTATTAACAAAGGTCAACTACCAGCATTTGCTGAAGGCGGTATGGCTGGTAACATCTCTGGAATGATTGGGGGTTTGACTGGCCTCTCAAGTGATGTAGCAAATGGTGCATGGCTAGCAACACACTTATCATTCATTTCCGCTTCAAAAAGAGCTACTGCACTAGAAGTCCTCTTGACTGATAAGTTTAACTCGAATAACAAAGACAAAAGAATTAATAACTTCGTGGCAGGCGATGCTGATGAAGACGTCTATGCTCTAATGAGAGACACAGCTAAGACAGTTGTTACTAAAATGGCAGCTTCTAATTCTCTTTTACTTATCCCTGGGATTGGTCAATTTCTTAAGGTTTACAGCCTGCTCTCTGGACTAGGTGTTCCTGTATTGCAAGGGGCCACAAAAGCACTATTAGATACCGGCAGTTTAAAGACTGGGGTAACAGGTATCGATAGTTTGATATCGAATTTTGCTGAGATGGGTAGTCTCGACGTCTTAGGTAGCACCATCTTAAAACCTTTACAACAGTTCTTGAAGACTGGTTTGTCTGGTTTTGCTTCAGGTGGCGCTATTAGCGGTGAGGGTTCAGGCACT